ACATCCATTGGATCCTCGATTGAAGTAATTACAGATGATATTGATCATGGACTGCAAGTAGGAGCAGAAGTTGTTTTAGAAGGTATTGTATCGTCTGGTTATAATGGACACTATTCCGTTACAGAAATTACAAATGAAAATACTTTCAAAATTGAGGCACAACAGATTTTAGAAGAAACCAATGCAAGATTTGGAACACAACCTCAAGTAGGTTTGTATGCTTGGAAAGGTGCTACTGTTAGATCTGGTTGTTTCGATGAACAGAATGGGATCTTCTTCCAATATGATGGAACCAATTATTCAGTTGGTTTGAGATCTTCTACATTCCAGTTAGCAGGAACTCTTTCGGTTGCATCTGGATCTAATGAAGTGACAGGTACAAATACTAGATTCAGAGAACAATTAAAAACAGGAGATAGAATTGTAATCAGAGGCATGACTCATGTTGTCACGTCAGTTGAAGATAATACTACGATGTTTGTAAATCCTGACTATCGTGGAGTTGATGGAGTTACTAATACTAAAGCAGCATTTACTAGAGAAATAGTAATTCCTCAATCTCAATGGAATCTTGATCGCTGTGACGGAACCGGCAAGTCTGGTTATAAGATCAATGTTAATAAGATGCAGATGATTGGATTCCAGTATTCCTGGTATGGTGCTGGTTTCATTGACTGGATGCTACGTGGTCCAAGAGGAGACTATATCTTCTTACACAGACTCAAGAACAACAACCTCAATACAGAGGCGTACATGAGATCTGGCAACTTACCAGTTAGATATGAAGTTCTGAATGAAGGTCCTGGCGCAAGACTGGAATCTGATTTGACTACTCAATCTACTGATATTACTTTAGATAATGCATCATTCTTCCCATCTTTCGGAACTCTTTATATTGATAACGAACTCATTCGTTACAACTCCAAAAATGGAAATACTCTCTCGGGTTTAACCAGAGAAGCAACATTATCTAATTTTGCAGCAGGATCTCAAAGATCTTACACTGCCGGTAACGTTGCAGCACACACAGAAAGTACTGGTGTTGTTCTTGCTAGTGTAACTGCTACTCCACAGATCAATCACTGGGGTTCTGCATTCCTGACTGATGGTAATTTTGACGAAGATAGAGGATACATTTTCTCATACAGAGTTCCAACAGTTCAAGTAGGTGTTATCAAGTCTACGTTATTCCTTATCCGTCTAGCACCCAGCGTATCCAATGCAATCATTGGAGATCTTGGCGAAAGAGAACTGATTAACAGAGCACAGTTGCTATTGAAGAACATTGATATCATTGTGGAGGGTGGACAGAATACACAAACGGTTATTATTGAGGGTGTTCTCAACCCATCTAACTATCCATCAGTACCATCTGATGTTTCTTGGGACGGTTTGAACAACCAGGGTGCTGGTGGACAACCATCATTTGCTCAAATTGCTACTTCTGTTGATTGGGGTATTCAAGAAGTTGCTATTACTGCACAAAACGCCCGTGACAACGGTAGAAGAAACTCGCATTATTTCAGTCCTAATGATATTGCGGGAGTAAATATCGGTGATAACGTTTCTACTGTTGGTGCTGACGGTAAGAACTTCAGTGGTGGTGAAACTGTTACCAATATCCAAAATGCTTGGTGGCTCCCTGGTTTAGTATACGTATCATTCTCAAGTTCGATCGATGCAGGTGTTTCAAATCAAACAACCTTTACCTTTACATCACTTGCTGGTTCTACTGCACAACCAGGTGAACAGGTATTCTCGTTTACGGCAGGTTGTGGTAGTGGAGATCGCGATGGTATTGATCTATCTGGTCTTAAGGAACTTACTAATACTCCAATCGGAGGAACAGGAGCATTCCCTAATGGACCTGACGTATTAGCAATCAACGCATTCCTATCTAATGGATCTGATGTTGATGTTACGATCAACTTGAGATGGTCCGAAGCACAGGCATAAGGAGTAACTAATGGCAGAACCCTCAAGTAGACAAGAACTCAAAGATTATTGTTTGAGGCGTCTCGGTCATCCAGTTCTTGAAATTAACGTAGATGATGATCAACTGGATGACTTGATCGATGATGCTTTTCAATACTATAGAGAGCGTCATTTTGATGGCGTTGAACAAATGTATCTCAAGCATGAGATTACAGCAGACGATGTAGCACGTTTTGATGCAGCTGATGAAATTTCATCAACACCAGCTCCTGATGCATCTACCTGGGCAACTAGAAAAAACTTTATTGAAATTCCAGAACATATAGTTGGCATCTCCAAAGTGATGGGTATCTCATCTAACTTTGCGAGAAACAATCTCTTTGGTATGAATAACCAATACTTCCTGATGGACATCTTTTCGTTCTCATCAGGATTTGCTTTTGGTAATTTTGATATGTCAAATTACTATATGCTTAAGACATATTTTGAAACGCTTGACATGATTGTCCAGACTGGATCATTGGTTCAGTATAGATTCAATCAAAGATCAGACAGGTTGTATCTTGATATTGATAAAGCAAGAATGATTGAAGGTAATTATTTGTTGATTGATTGTCAACGTTATCTCAATCCAGAAGATTTTAATCAGGTATATAACGATAGTTTTATCAAGCAATATCTAACTGCACTGATTAAGAGACAGTGGGGACAGAACCTAATCAAGTTTAACAACGTACAACTACCTGGTGGTGTATCACTCAATGGTAGACAGTTGTTTGAAGATGCTCAAAAAGAAATTGATGCTCTCATGGAGAAGAGTTCTTCTTATTATGAACTACCTCCAATGGATATGATCGGATGAAAAGTATTTACTTTCCTCAACACGGTGGCGTTAATAGCGAACAATCACTTATCCAAAGTTTAGTGGATGAACAGATTAGATTGTTTGGTAGTGATGTCTACTATCTTCCTCGGAAGATGATTAAAGATGTAGCACTAAACGATATTCTGTATTCGGAATTTACTACTCAATACATGATCGAGATGCTACTGATTAATGTTGAGGGATTTGGATCACCATCTGAATTCATTAGTAAGTTTGGTTTGCGTGTCACTGACGAGATCACAATGGTGGTATCACAGAATAGATGGAGTCAAGTATTCCAAGAGTTCGCTGATATTACAACTGTAGATGGTAGACCTAATGAGGGAGACCTTATCTATCTACCACTTACTCAAGATCTATATGAGATTAAGTTTGTAGAAAGAGAAGCACCGTTCTACCAGTTAGGTAAGAACTATATCTACACGATGACTGCAGAAATCTACGAACTTGGTAATGATGAGTTCGAGACAGGCATTGGAGAGATTGATGTTGTTGAAGAAATCTTTGCTCCTTCAATTACTCTTGCTATGGATACTGATGCAACAACTCATTATTCATTGGGAGAGATTGTAACTGGTGGAACCACAGGAACTACTGCAGAAGTATCGTTCTGGGATAGAGATACTCACGAACTCAAACTTATTAATAGGAATGGTAATTTTACACCAGGAGAATCTATCACTGGTGGTACCAGCGGAACAGTACAGACTAGTATTGATGTAGATAATCTATCTTTAGAAAACGTCCAGTACGCCGACAATAAATATATCGAAACAACAGCTGATGATCTTCTCGACTTTACCGAGAGGAATCCATTCGGTGAATATGGTAAAGTAACTGGTGAGTTCTGATGTTAGGTCCACATTTTTATAACGAGGCGATTAGAAAAACAGTAATCGGTTTCGGTACACTATTCAACAACATTGAAGTTAGAAAGTACGATCTGTCAACTGGCGACGTGATTGAAGCGGAGAAAGTTCCTCTGGCGTATGGTCCCAAGAACAAGTTCTTGACACGTCTGGAGCAGAATCCGAGTGTTGATAATAAAGTAGCAATTACTGTACCTCGTCTCTATTTTGAGATGACTGGTATAAGTTATGATGGTGCAAGGAAGACTGCACCTACACAAAAATATAAGACTGTCATCAATACTGATGGATCTGAAATTAAGATGCAGTATGTACCTATTCCATACAATATGGAATTTGAATTAGGTATTATTACTAAAGCACAAGATGATGGACTACAGATTCTTGAGCAAATCTTACCTTACTTCCAACCTAACTTTAATATTACGGTCAACATGATCAGTGATATGAAAGAGAAAAAAGACATCTCCGTTGTTCTCAATGGAATAAACCATGAGGATGACTGGGATGGAGACTTTTTAAATAGAAGATATATTACTTGGTCTTTAAACTTCACTGCCAAGTCTTACATATACGGTCCTTACAGCAACAGCGGTCTCATCAAGAAGGCAACTGTATACGAAACTATTGGAGATCCAGATCAAGGTAAGCGTGCAGTTTCTCTTACCTACACACCAAAAGCATTAGAAGATAAAAACAATGATGGTGTTATAGATTCTACTGACGACGATCTGCTTATCAGTACAGATGACTTTGGATTTAGTGAGGGCATTGAACTACTATGAATGAATTTGAAAAGAACATGGAAGATATCTTTGATATCGAAGTCGAAAAAGAAGATAATGCAATTGAACAATCACAACCATCCAAGCCTGTTCCCAAGAAACAAGAGCAGGATCATCAGGATAAAGATTATGACTATACCAGAGCACAACTATACAACCTCATAGACAAGGGTCAGGAGGCGTTCAACGGGGCGTTAGAGGTCGCACAGGAGTCAGGGCACCCAAGAGCGTATGAAGTCGCTGTGAACGCCATGAAGCAGGTAGCAGACACGACAGACAAACTGATTGATTTACAGAAGAAGATGAAGGATCTCGATGCTCCTACAAAAAACTCTGTAAATACAAAGACAACAAACAATTTATTTGTTGGTAGCACAGCAGATCTTCAAAAGATGCTGAAGCAAATAAATAAACAAGAAGAGTCTGAATAAATATGAAGTCCTTTAAACAACTACGTATTGACATCACAGAATCAGCGGAAAAAAGATACTGTCCCAAATGCGAAAAAGTTGAAACCAGATCCGAATGCAAATACGGAGTTGAATACTGGGACAAGTACGCCACTAAAAACTTTTCAGAATCAGTCCTCGAAGGAGCAGCCTGGACCAAAAAGTCAGGAAAGAAAAAGTCTGGAGGACTCAACGAAAAAGGACGAAAGTCTTATGAGAAGGAAAATCCAGGATCAGACCTTAAGGCACCAAGCAAAAAGGTTGGAAATCCCCGTAGGAAATCCTTCTGCGCTCGAATGAAGGGCATGAGAAAGAGACAGAAGAAATCAAACAATACAGGCGATGATCGCCTATCAAAATCATTACGTGCTTGGAATTGCTAAGA